GATACAGCAGCAGCATTTATTTGGTTAAAGAATAGGAAGCCAAAAGATTGGCAAGACAAACGTGAAATAGTTGTAGAAGAAAGGAAGCTATTGTTAGACATTTAGGGGAAGATGAGAATACTGCAAAAAAATTTCTTTATTAGAAGCCATTAGAGACACGATCACAGGCAGGGACGATATAAGTATCGGATGAACTGAACAATCAAACACTACAAAGCAAAGCTATGAAAGAAGAAAAGATAAGTTTCAAAGAACTTTGTAACTTCCAAGAGAAGCAAATCGAGGCAACGAGGTTAGCAGACAAATACCAATACTTTCTATATGGAGGTTCACGAGGTCCAGGTAAAGCACTCGCATTAGATACTCCGATACCAACGCCAAAAGGATGGACTACTATGGGAGATATTCAACCGGGTGATAAAGTGATAGGTAGAGATGGCAAGCCCTGTAAGGTCGTAGCTATAAGTGAGATTTATTACGATAGACCAACATATAAAATATTCTTTTCAGATAATTCGGAAATAATCGCAGATGAAAATCACGAATGGTTTGTATATTCAAAAGCAGATAGATTAGCATTGAAACATAGAACGCCAGAGTGGAGAGAGAAGCGAAGATCAAAAAGGGAATTAAGGGGAACAGGCAAAAGACCCGACCTATCAAAAAGAAACAGCGAAAATAGAACGGCAACGAAAGACACTCCGGCTGGACAAATAAAAACCACAAAAGAAATTTTCAAAACACTTAAAATAAGTGATGGTAAAGAAGTTAATTGGTGCGTGCCAACTTGTGAACCTTACGATTGCAGCATGATAAACTTGCCAATAGACCCTTATGTGTTGGGCGTTTGGCTTGGGGATGGGCATTCATCAGCGGGAGCGATAACAACAGCAGAACAAGAAATATTATATGAGATAGGGCAGCATTATAAATATAAAAAATGGGAGAGCACTATTTATACTTATGTTGTTGAAGGATTAAGAGCACAGCTAAAACAAGAAGGATTATTATTTAATAAGCATATCCCTAACAATTATTTACGAGCATCAAAAAAACAAAGGATAGATTTATTACAGGGTTTAATGGACACCGATGGATATGTTGACAGAGATGGAAGTTGCGAGATTACATTAACAAATCCTAAATTAATATACGATGTATTTGAACTGATTCTCTCTCTTGGCATAAAGGCAACGCTTAAAACAGGGAGAGCAAAATTAAACGGTAAAGATTGTGGAGAAAAATTTAGGGTTAGATTTACGACATCAACTCAGTGCTTCCGATTGACAAGGAAAAAGGAGAAACAAAAAACATCAGACTTTAACGGCTCACATAAATTTCGGTATATAGTTGACGTAATAAGACTTGAAGAATCAGTTCCAACAAAATGTATTGAAGTTGATAGTGAAGATCATTTATTTCTTGCTGGAAGAAACTGGATACCTACACACAATAGTTATTGGTTGCGATGGTATTTACTTAGAGAAATAATAAGACTGAAGAAAGAGGAGGGGATAAGCAACGCAACGGTAGGATTATTTTGCGAAGACTACCCGGCACTCACCGACAGACAGACAAGCAAAATAGCAATCGAGTTTCCGCAGTGGTTAGGGACGCTAAAAGATTCTAAGCTACAAGGATTTGGTTTCCACGTTAAGGAAGAATACGGAGGAGGATTTTTAGCACTTAGAAATCTTGATGATGTAAGCAAGTATCAATCGGCAGAATTTGCAGCAATAGGAGTTGACGAGTTGACAAAGAACCCAGAGAATGTATTCGATATACTCAGAGGCTCATTGAGATGGCGGGGAGTAGAGAAACCAAAGTTTGTAGCGGCAACAAATCCAGGCGGCGAAGGTCACGTCTGGGTGAAGCGATTCTGGATTGATAAGAACTTACCGGAAAGACTTGCAAAAGTAAAAAACGAATTTTGTTTTCTTTCAGCACTACCAACAGACAACAAATATTTAAGTGAAGGATATTGGGAGATGCTGGAGACGTTACCAGACAGACTAAGACGGGCTTGGAGGTTTGGGGATTGGAACGCATTTGAAGGACAATTCTTTTCTTTTGATGAAACCACACAGTTAATAGAACCATTTGAAATCCCGCCTAATTGGAATTTGATTGGCAGCTTAGATCCGGGATATTCATCGGCTTGCAGCTTCAGCATATCAGCGATAGATTTTGAAAACAACATTTACAGAATAGCCACGTATTACGAAACCAACAGATCACCACTCGATAACGCAAAAGGAATAAAGGAGTTTATTGATAACCTGCGATTTACTAAGGGAAGGATGCCAAGAATAATAGTTGCAGACCCTTCGGCTTGGGCGAAGAAGGATAAATATGCAATAGCAAACAACGAGGTAACATTTGCAGACGTGATGAGACAGGAAGGAATAATACTTCAGAAGGGCATTAACGCACGCATACAGGGCTGGTGGGCTATGAAAGACTTGATGACGAGAAAAGAGAAAAGAGAAATTGACGGAAAAGAAATCGAACTACCGAAGTATTTCGTATTCAAAAACTACAATCAACCATTTTTGGATGAGTTAAACGCAGCCGTAGGTGATGAAAAGAATCCGGAAGATATTCAGGGCAGAGGAAATGACCCGGACGTAAGCGATCACTGTTTTATAGCAGGGACAAAAATATTGACAGTAACCGGATATAAAAACATAGAAGAAATTAAAATAGGAGAATTAGTATTTACATCAATAGGTTTCAGACCCGTGATGCTTACACACAAAATAGAAAATCAGGAAGTATGGACTTATAGCATAAACAATACCGTAGTGACATGCACACCAAGTCATAAGTTTAAGCTATCTGACGGGACATATAAAAGCATACACAATTTGACGAACAAAGATATAATCTGCAAATTACAGAGAAAAAGGAATAGATTATGTCAAAGCACGGGAAACCAAAAGAAATTGAGTTTAAGGGGATTGTATTCAGATGTTATCCACAATCTAAGATTGCTAATTACAGAAACTATTACAGATGTAGCTCAAGCCATTACAAAAAGGGAATTAGATATTTGCACCTGTATATCTGGGAGTGTGCCAATGGGAAAGTTCCAAAGAATCATCACATCCACCACAGAGACGGGAATCATCACAACAACAAATTATCCAATCTTGAATGCAAGCCGGTCAAGAAGCACTTATCAGAACACGCTAAAGAGTGGCATAAGAATAATAAAAAATGGGTTAAGAAACATCTTGATAGCATCAGGGATAAAACAAAGGACTGGCACGCATCATCCGAAGGCAGGGAATGGCACAGCGAACATATCAAAAGAACGATTGAGAAGCGGAAGAATATTCGATTTGAAAAACATTGTTTGTGGTGTGGTAAAAAGTTTTTATCTAAAACGAAGGTTGGGAAATACTGCCATCCAAATTGTAAGGCAAGAGCGGGATATACAAGACGTGTACGATCTGACAGTTAAGGATATACACGAATATTGTGTTGAAGGTTTTATCGTTCACAACTGCTTAGATGAAGAACGTTACAAGTTAATGGCGATATACAGACCGAAAAAGAAGGTTGAAGACCCAAGACCGAATTGGCTGAAGAAGATACAGGAACAGGAACGGGCGAAAATAATAAACCAAGATTTTATGAGTGTGTAAACAATAAGGAATTACCGAGATGATAAACCAAACGAATCGAACCTGGAATGTAAGAGACGAACAAACCATCTATGAGGCTATGCGGATGTTTGAGAACCTCACTACACAGTTCAACCAATTCAATGACGAACAAACCCGGTTATATGACTTCACAGTAGCGGGGCTGCAATGGGATAAGGAAATAAGAAAGCAGATGAAAGGCAGACCGACATTTAGTTACAACCTGCTAAGGACGATTCTCAATGTCATATTTGGGGCAGAAGAAGCCAACGCAGAAATAGGAAAGCCGAAACCAAGATCGGGCGGAGACAACCAATTAACCAATGTGGTATGGCAGACGCTGAATTACTTTCTCTACCATGCAAACTTCACGATGGCACAAAAGAGAGTATTTGCCGATAAGGTAATTGCAAGATTAGGGGTTTATCATATAGGATGGCAATACAACGGAAGTGATGACGACAACGGAAAGTTATTTGTGGAGGCAGTTGATCCGAGAGAATTGAAGTGGGAGCTGAACTATAACGATCCGTTATGGGAAAAGTCAAGTTATTTGTTACGTAAGCACGAAATGAGTGTTGAGGAAATACTAAATACATACGCACTCAGGGACGATGAACTCAGGCAGGAAATTGAGAGAGAAGGCAAACTATTCTTTGAAGCCGATCCACAACGCGGAAAATGGATATCGAGAAAACTAAAACAGTTGTTCTCAGCCGTATATGAAACCGCAACAGGCTTTAGGGGAGGAGGAGACAATTTATTTAAGAACTATATGCAGTGGTGGAATCCATATAACGGCAAGTTTGATGTGCTGGAGATACACGAAAAGAGAACGGAAAGACGATTGATAGTAAGAGACAGCCGGAGACAAAAGATAATAGATATCACCGAGCCGTATATGTCAGAATATAAAATACACAACCAGGAAAGGGAATTTGACGGCTATAACTTTGAGGCGGAAATAATAGACATAATAAAAGAAAGATACGATTTACAGGGAGAGGTCGACTATGACTTACAGAATAGAAGGTTTGTAACAGCAGTAGTGCCAACATTTAACCTAAAGGTAAACGAACAGCCGTATCCATTTGAGTGCAAGTATTATGTTTATATACCGGAATACTGTTATGACTTTCACGCAGACCCGATAAAGATGCAATCGGTATTAGATGATTTAATAGATCCACAGCAAGAAATAAACAAAGCCAGAAGTTTAATCCTTGAATTGATAGCCAAGTATGCAAACAAGGGATGGGTGATGGATGAAAATGCCATTAACGGATTAGAGCAGGATTGGACAAACGATAGAATTGCACCATACCGGAGAGTAGCAACAGGCTATATCAATATGATTAAGCCGGAACCGGCACAGACCGTAAGTCCTGAACTATTGAGATTGCCGGGAGAAACGCAGCAGATGATGCAGGCAATAAGTAATACACTTGGTAATGAAATATCGGGAGCGAGAAACCCAGACGTGAAATCGGGACGGCATTTCATTGCGAAGGAAGATCAGCAAACCAAGAGTTTGACGAAGTTGTTCAAGAACAGAAGTTATTCACTGCGGGCATTAAGTGAGATGGCATTAACATTTATTCAGCACTACGTAAAAACAGAGCAGGTGTTAAGGATAACAACGGACATTCCGGGAGTTATGGTAGATGAAAGCATAACAGTAAATCAACGACAGTTCCAAATGGTGCAAGGCGAACTCATAGAGCGTGTAGTAAATGATCTCGATGCCGTTGAATACGATATTGAAATAGTAGCTGAACCGTATAGTTCAAGTGCAGTTGAGGAACGGTATAATAAATTAGGCGACATCTTTAACGCAGCATTGGCGGTAAGTCCCGAAAAAGCAAATGCGATACTACCAGTAATAGTGAAGGCGATAAACTCACCACAGAGCGAAGAAATACTAAAGATATGGCAGGAGATGGAACAGCCTACACCGGAACAACAGCAAATGGAACAATTGATGAAGCAGATACAGATGATAATGGTGAAGTTAGGGATAGAGGAAAAAACCGCAGACGTGGAAGGCAAGCAGCTTGATAACGTGAAGAAATCACAGGAGATCAAGAATTTGCAAAAAGAAAATATATTTTCTAAACTGATGCCACAGAAAAACAGGCATAATGGAAAATTGAAATCAACAGAAAGCAGGACAGCAGAAAATGAACTTTCCAGAATTTTTTTACCATAGCATTGAATTCTTATTCACAGATATTTGGAGATTTACAGGACTACTCTTGCTAATCTCTGTCATCAGAGGCGACATAGCAAAAGCAATCAAATCCACATCAGACTTTATTAAGAGGGTTGCAATGAATTATCGAAAGCGAACTATGACGGAAGAAAACTTTGATAAATTCAAAAGAGACCGCGAGTATAGGGTTAAATCGTAATGGCATACCAGGACTTCCTAAAACATATAAACGATAACGTAGGCTATTACAAAGCATACAGGGCGGTATCGGTAAAGTGTATAAAACAGTTTACACCGGGAATAATGAAGCACGTAAAGGGAGAAGACGGAGCGAGCCTGAAGATAGAGGGTAATAACTATTCGTTTATATTGAAGATGTACCGGATATTTATAAACTAAAACAGGTGAGTATATGGAAAAGATAAAGATAAGAGAACTGAAGCAGTTAATATCAGAAGCGAGACTAACAGCAGACCCGGTAGAGAAGGATATGTTGTGGAGGCTGGAGATGACGCTGAAGACCTGCCCTGCCCATTTTTTGCGTTTAACTAAGATGTATGAAGAAATAAAGAACAACAAGGCAGAACGAAATGGAAACGCAGAAAAAGCCTCCATACAACTATAAAAATGCTTTACAAAAAATAATTTATCAGAAAGCAGGGTAACGCCATCCCACT